ATTATTTTTATCAGATAAACTCCCATTATTCGGCCATTTCTCGGTGTACTCGTCTACCTTTAATTTTTCATCGTCACTTAGAATAGCGTACCATTCTGTTTGTTGGTGTGGTTTCATTGCGTTTATTTCGTTTTAATTTGTGTATTTATTTTGGGTTGCGTATAGCGACTTGTTATAAAACATTGCCCTTTTGAAGTTCGTACATCCATTGAGCAAAGTCTTTTTCATCAAGTTCTCGTGCCGTCATCCTGATTTCGTCTGAATCGGGCAACGATTTTATAACAGCAAGTAGGCGCAATATTAGCCACTGCTCCATTGGAGATAAGTCGCTCGTGCTTCTTGCTGGTATTTGGTTTTCAAGTGCGTATTGTTTAAGCACTCGCACCGCAAATTCTGCTTTTTCGTTCATATCGTTATTTAGTTTTAAATTAATACTGCGCCTACTTGCGAACCGTTAGCAGAAATACTACTGACCGTTACTAACAGGCATCGCATCTGCATCTAAATTATGGTCGTGTTTTTGTAGTTCAGAAACTAAATAATTATTTCTAACTGATTTATGAAATGGCTCAACATAACCTTCTTTTGCAAAATACCATTCTCCTTGATAGTTAAACTCAAAGCCACTATCTCGCATACAAATTGACATTGTTTCTCCACTTGCAGTTTTTAAAGTTAAACCGCTAAAAACTTCTTCTAATTGGATGCCTAAATCCTCTGTTACTGTTACTTTCATTTTGTTATTTATTTAAGTTAAAAATTCGTTTTAATTATACCGTACTTCTGCTAACACACGTTTGGCAAAAGTGGCGGTTTAGTGTCCCGCAGACAGTTTTGTGCTATACTCAACATTCGTTCTCCGCATCAGCTTTGGTGGTTAAAATCGCCACCTTCGCCAAGCACGGGAACGTTAGCGGATATAGTTACGAAACCGTTTCAAAATGAAATTTCACTTCTATATCATTTTCAGAAACTAATCCGTATTTTTTAGCAAATTTATATTGCGTTGAATATTGATTTAAAGAGTTTACAAATTGTTTTATGTTTTCTCGAAACTGTTCCAATGTGTATGAGTTTTTTTGAATATTGCAACTCGGACAACTCGGATTATAATTTTGTAAATTTTCATTTTCTGGATTTCTACAAATTCCGTTAGTTTCAAATCTTTGTTTATTTTTATTGTAGATAAAATCTCTAACTATTGGCTCAATATGGTCTGCGTGCCATCCTTTTGTAAGCTCACAACCGCAATAAGCACACTTTCCATCGTACTTATTAAATATTAATTCTCTGTCTGTTTTCTTCATAAAATTTAGTTTTAATAAACCACTACATCCGCTAACACAGGTTTGCAAATATTTCTTCTGGTCTAATTTTTTGAAAATGTCATTTACAAACCTTTTAAAATAATTTGCAACTCGTTTTCATTATATTTTTGTTTTAGTTCATTATAAACAAAATCAAAATATTTAATTCTTTGAGGATTATCTTTAATCAGAATTGTTGATGCTAATAAAGACACGTAAATATCCTCATTAAAAGAAACATTTATCAATTTGACAAATAATTTCTCAAACTTATTAATTTCATTTATAGTACTCCAATCATCGATTACATCAAATATATATATTAGTGCTTTGTCAGTATTTTCGGCATATAAATTTTTCAATTTTTTTATAAAACCACTAATTTCAATTAAATTTTTTTGATTTGTATTATGCATAATAAAAACAGCTTATAACAGCAGTTTGGCACAATTGCCATTCGTGTTTCGTTTGACATTATTTTTTGTTATTAATTCGTTTGATTATTCCGTTAGGCAACTGATGCCAAGCGTGTGGACGTTAAAAAACAGTTTATCCTCTATACGGTGAAAAATCTCTTGAAACATATAAATCTGAACCTCTTGGAAATCTATAGTTGTTGTAATATCCACCAACTTGCAACTCTCCATCAACTATTTTACAATATTCAACAAAACAATTATCTCTATCTGTAATTCTCGGATTTTTGTTGTAATCTCCTCTGTCATTTTCTAAAAGCCATTTTTCAAAATCACTCCATGACATTTTTACATAATTATTTTCAAATATTTGTTGTCTAAGTTTTGAAATTTCTATTTTTTTTAAATTTATTTCAGAACTTAAAATTTTTATTCTTTCGTTTAATTCATAGTTTGTCATAATAAAACCGTTTTTTAACACTGCATTGTAAATATTATTGCGTCAGTGTTTGATTAATAATTCAGTTTGTGTTTGTATTCTTTGTTTTTGAGGTCGCAACCTCGCAAAGCTGTAAACGTTATAAAACAGTTTGCTTTACATATTTTCCATTCTCAATTTTCCAACCTTTACTTTCGTGGCATCTGCAACAAAATTCATCTTTAGCGCAATCACAAACCGATTTTATAACACCAGTTTGTTGCAATTGCAAGGCTTTGGCATATCCTAAAAGGTAACCGCTTTTAAAACTATTTTTATCATAACCTTTATGCTTTAATAGTTCTAATTGATTTTTAATTTCTTTTAGTAGTTCGGTACTGTTCATAATTTTTGTTATTTTTATTTATTAATCTTTGCAACTGCTACAAGCTGGAGAACGTTACTTAATAACCAATTCAAAGTAAACACCACTTTCATAGCCTTTAATGGTATTTACTCCTAAAATTCTACCATACTCAAAAGAATATTTTACATGATCTTTTTTTCCGTAAAATTGCTTTTCAAATGTGGTTTTTTTTACTCCGATTTTATCGGCAAATTCCTGAATACTTAATCCGCTTTCAAAAAGTAGATTTTCAAGGCTGGTTCTTTTGTTCATAATTAATCGTTTTAATTTTTTACAAAGTTATACAAATAAATTTAATACGCAATACCTTTGCATAAAAAAATAAAAAAAATAAAAATTATTGCAAAATACTTGCGTATATAAAATAATATGCTTTACTTTGCTACATCAAAATAACAGAAATTATGAAAACAATATTTGAACAATTGCAAAAAGCGAAAGAGTTAAGAGGTAAATGCGCACAATATAATTATACTAAATCTGCACACCGATTTAATGCGTTAACTGAATTAGTTTGCAGATTACAAGATGAAGTAAACGAAATTAAAACCGAGCAAAGAAAAGAATACGAAAAAACTTCAGCTCATAAATGGTTAATGGCTTCAAAGGGTTTAAACGGAAAACAAATTTTAATACACAATAAGTAATGAATGAAACAATAATAAGCGAGGACAAACTAAAAGAAATGAAAAACCTCGCAAAAAAAATAAACGATATTGAATTAGAAATTTTATGCTTCGGTGCAAATGATAATTTAGTATTTGAACTTAGAAAAAAAACAGAATTACTAACCGAATTAATTTTAGAATTATGAAACTAACAATCGAGGTTATAAACGGAAAATGGCACGTTAACGGAAAATTACTACATGAGTTATCGCCAAACGAAAAAAATGCACTGGATCAATTTATTAAAAGCGTAGATTATGAAAGCAAAAAATAAAGAAAAAGACCTACTCGATTTACTAGACATCATAATTTTAAAAATTATGCTTATCGAAAAAATAGAGAATTTCCAGATAGAAAATCATTACAACAAAATGCAAATTAAAAACGTTCTTAAAAAAGCATTACAAACAATTACTCCAACTGCTGAACGGGACTATGCAATAGTCTTTAATAACGGAGAAAGCGAAACTTTGCAAATCATATCTGAGTATGAAAATTTCATTGCTCAAATTAGAGATTTTAACGTTCCGCAAAAAGTGATTTTAACGCAAATGATAACAGCGTTTAATTTAGACAAAGACACAATTGAAGCAACTACTCACAGAATATTAAAAAAACATGCACGCACAACCGACACACATAATTAGAAATATCAATAAATTACTGAATATTGATGTACTTGAAGAAACACGAAAACGTGAAGTAGTAGAAGGTAGGGTTATATTTTCTAAATTAATGCATTTACAAAACAGACACAGCCTTGCTAAAATTGGTAGTTTTGTAAATAAAGACCACGCTACAATAATTCACTATTTAAAAGTTCACGATAATTTATTTTCAACAGATAAAAATTATCAAAAAACTTTTAAATTAATTTCAGAAGCTTGCGTGCCTACTTTTTTTGTGAGTAAAAATTTAACCGAATTGAAGCCTTGTATATTTAAAATCAGAAGATATGAAACACGCACCAAGTAAACACAGCGTACGCAATACAACAAAGAACCAAAATACAGCTATTTGTTACAGCGAAAAACAAGAACAACGACAGCAAGCTATTGAAAATGCTAAACTATTCGATACTTTGCCACATTTAAAAAATAAACCTATACGTTATGAGTTATCCAGACAAAAGAAAATATAAAGAAAGGCAAGAATATAAATTACAAAAAGAAAAATTAGACACAATTAATTTAACGGATAGATACATTGTAAAACTTATTAAAAGGCACACAAATTTAAAAGCCAAAGACATAAGGATCAATAAAGAGCTTATTGAAATGTATCGTTTTAAAATTAATTTAAAAAGAATTATACAAAATGATAGAAAAACTTAATGAATTAGTGGATAAAGAATATAACTACAAAGGAGTTAATATTCTTATAAAAAAAGTAAAATGTGTGAGTGGGACTTTTGTTGTAATGACGGACAAAAGAACTTACAATTTTTTAAAAGATGAGGTTGATATTTTTATTAGTGAATTAAAAGATAAAAAAAATGTATCAATACAAGTAAAAAAAGACGAACTCAACCCTAATAAAATGGAAGAAAAAGAAAAAAATATTGTACCAATACAAGAAGAAAACAACTTAAATATAAGAAGTATTCTTTTTGAAACATTGGAAAAAGTAAGAGTAGATAAAAACTACATACAACAGGCAAATGCAATTTGCAATGTAGTTTCGCAAATGATTAATGTGCAAAAAATAGAAATGGAATTAAAAAAGAAATAGTTATGACAGAAGATGAAAAAATACGACCCACAAACAGAACTCGAACTAATTGCAATTTCTGGACTAATTATTTTGCAGTTAATTTTGAATTGATTATATTGTGCTAAACAAACGACAAGTAAGGCGGTCGAGAAAATATTATAAATCCGTTGTGATTGTGATGCCTTACTCACTTTTGCAACGGTATTTTTATTTTAAAATATTATGAACGGAAGTAAAGAATACTTTTTAAAACTATCGGAGGAAACTTATAATGAGTTGCCTGATGGTGTGAAACTATCTTTAAATCATTTAGGTATGGAAGTAAGACAATTACCAACTGAAATAGATTTAGAAGATGAAAATTACAAAAAAATACGTAACACTCGTATAAAAGCGTGGAACGATGAACAAAAATATTTGCACCAAAAAAGAAATAAATAAAAAATTATTAGTATATTTGCTTCATCAAAGTAGTTAACTCGTACTTAACTAACAAAAAATTAAACAGGCTAATTTAGAAAGCAAGAGGTACGAGCCTTGCAAGTATAAGTTAGCCATTTTTTTTAAAATTATGAGTAATAATTTAGAACTTTGGAATAAAGTCGAAAAGACAAATCCAAAATATACAAAAAAAGCAAACGTAAAGGGTAATAATATTACAGCTATTGCTCCGCAGTATCAAATAAAAAACGTAACTGAACAATTCGGCTCTTATGGTACGAGTTGGGGTTTTAAAAGTTTAGAATTTGATTATACATTAACGGAAAGTTTAGGGCTTGTTATTCTGCACGCTGTTTTTTATTACCCAAATGGAGAATTTCCAATTAAAAATGCTCAAAGTCTTTTTATGGATAATGCAAAAACTAAAGTAGATGATAATTTTGCAAAAAAACTTGAAACAGATACTTTGACAAAGGCAATTTCTAAACTTGGTTTTAACGCTGATATTTTTATGGGATTGTTTGACGATGTTAAATATCTTGCTGAGGTTACAAAAGAATTCGCAGAAGCTCCTGCACCAATTAAATTAAGCGATAAAGCTATTGATGATTTAATTGCAAAAGGTAAAGAAGAAATTAAAAAATATATAAAGCTGCATGAAGATAAAAAAGTATCTTTATCAACTGAACAAATAGAAAAATTAACGGGTGAGCTGAAAACCGAATAGAGTAAGCTAAATTAATACATTTTATATTATGGCAAAATTACAATCTTACGCTTTAAGCGTAGCACTTACAAAAATGAAGCATTCTATTATTACCGCTAAAAGTGGTCAGAAATGCTTAGTATTACCAATTGATGACAATTACTTAACAGCAATTGAAAAAGACGGACAAACAGCGGTTTATATGCAAACTGATGTTGTAACTATGGACAGCGAAGATACTAACGGAAATTGGGGTTTTCAAGTTCAAAAACTATCAAGTGAAGCGTATAAGGCTTTAGGAGCTGACAAAGCAAAAGAAGTTGGTTTGCCTTACTTGGGTAATCTTAAAATCTTCCAGAAAAAAACAAACGATGTTTCCGAACCAGTTAACATTGATTTAGAAGAAGAACACGACGACCTTCCATTCTAAAACTTTAACTAAAAACCTATTGTTAATTCAATAGGTTTTTTTATATTTGTATTTGTAATAAGGTAGGAGCTATTACAAAACTTAAAAACATTTAATCCATAATCGGGCGGGCGCTCCTATATTTAGCCCAAACGATTATGGATTTTTTAATTTAAATTTATTTTATATATGAAGTTATTTATAACAAACAAAAGTATTTTTGAAAATACTATTGAAAATGAAAATGAAAGATATCCAGAATCTTACAATTCTTTCATGATTCATAAAAAAGCATTTAACGAACTACAAACTTATATAGTATCAAAAAATGCAATTCCTTTACAAATTGTAGTTGAAATTGATAAAGAAATGAATTTGATTTTTTTTGAGTTTCAAACTAAAAAAAATGATGTTTATTATTATGAATTTCAAGCTGAATAGTTATGGATTATTTTAAAATAACAAGAGATTTTTGGGATTTTGCTTTTGAAAATCCAGAAAAAATAAAACCAAATCATTGTGCATTATTTCTTTTTATTGTTGAACATTGTAATAGGTTAGGTTGGAAAGAAAAATTTGGATTACCTACAACAATGACAAAAGATGCTATTGGAATTAGAAGTTATAATACTTACATTCAAACATTAAATGATTTAGTAGGTTTTGGATTAATAATTTTAATTGAAAGGTCAAAAAATCAATACAGTAGTAATATAGTTGCTATATCAAATAATGATAAAGCACTTGATAAAGCACTTGATAAAGCATTTATAAAGCATGATACAAAGCAAAGTGAAAGCACTATACAAAGCATTGATAGTATAAATAAACCAATTACAAATAAACAAAATACAATTATACCATTATACACCGACTTTTTAAATTATGCAATTGAACAAAAACCAAAAGTTAATAAATCATTGGTTAAATTAAAATATGATAGTTGGGTTGTAAATGATTGGAAAGATGGAAATGGTAAACCAATAAAAAATTGGAAATCTAAACTAAATAATACATTGCCTTTTATAGCAGAACAAGAAACAACAATTTTACAAAGACGAGTAATATCATGAGTACATTCAATATACAAAATTGGGATTTAATACAAACCAATAAAACAAATGGGACTGCAAAGCTAAAATGTCCAGCTTGTACAGATATTAGAAAACACAAACAAGACAGAAGTTTATACGTTAATTTTAATTCTGGTGTTGGAAAATGTTTTAATGATGGTTGTGGTGCTTTATTCTTTCGTGATAGTATCGAAAAGTCAATAGTAAAAGAAAATTACACTTTGCCTGAGCAAACATGGAGAAATTATACAAAACTTTCTAATGCTTTAGTTAAGCACATTGAAACGGAACGTAAAATAAATCAATATACTTTGAATTATTTTAACGTTACAGAAGAAAAATATTACCAGCCATCACTTCAAAAAGAAGTTAATAATATAGTTTTTAATTACTTTGAAGGTGATACTTTGGTAAATAAAAAATATCGTTCAGGAAATAAGAAATTTACGCAAAGCAAAAACGGAAAGCCAATTTTCTATAATATAAATTCTATTATTGGAGAAACAGAATGTTATATTACTGAAGGCGAATTTGATGTTTTAGCACTTTACGAAATAGGAATTAAAAATGCAATATCTATTCCAAACGGTGCAAACGATAATGATAACTATTGGCAGAATTCAGAAAAGTATTTAAAAGATATAAAAAAATTCTATATTGCAACAGATAATGATGAATCAGGAAATAATGTTGCTGAAAAAATTGCACAGCGTTTAGGTCGTTACCGATGTGAAAGGGTTTTGTTTGATGGCAAAGATGCAAACGAAGATTTAATAAATGGTGTTTTAAATAAAACAATATACAAAACTGAAAAATATCCTGTTTCTGGAACTTTTAAAGTTAGTGATGTAATAGAAAATATATTTTCATTATACGAAAATGGTTTACCAGAAACAATAAGTCCGAAACATCATTGCTTTGGTAATATTAAAGATGTTTTTTCTGTAATGAAAGGACATTTAGTTGTTGGTACTGGAATACCATCACACGGAAAATCTAACTTTACAGAGTGGTATGTTTTGAATTTAGTTAAAGATTATAATTTTAAAGCAAGTTTCTTTAGTCCTGAACATCATCCATTTGAATTGCACCATACGACTTTTATTGAAAAAACATTTGGTAAGTCTTTTTGGTATGGAACAAACGAATGTCCGAGAATATCAAAAAACGAAATTGCACAATATCAAATTTGGGCAGAAGAAAAAATTTATTTGACTGGTACAGAAAACGGAGAGTTCCCAACTTGGGACTGGTTATTTGAAAAAATGAAAGAACAACTTTTTAACTATGGTATTGATATTTTTGTAATTGATGCGTTTAATAAATTAGGTTTTAACGAAAAGGGCAATAAGCTTGATTTGATTAATAACGTTCTAACTAAATTAACTATGTTTGCTCAAATGAATAATGTAATAGTTTTTTTAGTTGCACACCCTACAAAGATGCAAAAGGGTCAAGATGGTTTGTATGCAAGTCCAACTCTTTACGATGTTTCAGGAAGTTCAGATTTCAGAAATCAAACACATGATGGATTTTCTGTTTATCGATTCTTTGGCGATGAAAATAACGATCCTAAAACAGTATTTGAAAATCTTAAAACAAAAATGAAATTTCAGGGAACTATTGGCGGTTTAGTAGAATACGATTATCATATACCTTCAGGAAGATATTATGCAAAAGGTACTCAAGTACCTACGTTTAATTTAATAGAAACCGGTATAAAAGAAATCGAAGAAACAGAACTGGAATATAAAATACAACCGGTTACGCCACAAGATGCATTTGGAGAACCTTACGATGATAATTATGATGTACCATTTTAAAAAATGAAAATATGAAAAACTTTGAAAAAGAATTAGAAAACCTTGCAATGTATATTCAAGCCTATGAAGATACAAGTCTAAACGATGGCGAAGCACTTAACGAATTATTGCAAAAAATAAACGTAACATTATTCTATTTAGAAAAAGAACGTTCAAGTTTTAAAAAGCAATACGAAAATCGTATATTTGAATTAACAACAGATAAAAAAATGACGGTAGCAAGAGCTGTAAACTTTGCTGAAGTTGAAGTCCCAGAACTTTATTTACTACGTAGAATTATGGATTCAGGTTATAGATGCTCAGATGTAATTAGAACCAATATTAGTTTTTTAAAATCAGAAAAAAGAAATGCATAAAATATACCAACGTAAATGCTTAGTTTGTAAAGATAAATTTACGCCACAGAATAACACACAAATAGTTTGTAATCCATCTTGTGCTGTTGAGTATATGAAACGCCAACGTTCAAAAGAATGGAAACAACAAAAAAAAGAAATAAAGCAAAAGTTAGAAACTAAAAGCGAAGTTTTAAAAGCTCTCCAAATAGTTTTTAATACTTACATTCGATTACGTGATAAAGATAAAAACTGTATTTCGTGTGATAAAAAATTAGTTGGCAAGTATGATGCTGGTCATTTTTTATCAGTTGGTGCATATCCAAATTTAAGATTTAATGAAAATAATGTACATGGGCAATGTGTGCATTGCAACCGAGATAAACACGGAAACGTAAAAGAATACGATTTAAGGCTTCAAAATATATTAAGTAAAGAAAATTACTCTGAATTATTAGAAAGTCGAAACAAACCACTTAAATTATCTTTAGAAGATGCAAAAGAATTGATTGCTATTTATAAACAAAAGATAAAAGAAATAAAATGAACCACATAACAATAAAAAACAACAAAATATCACTTAACCCAAACGAAGTGCAAATTTCGCCTTTAGGTAGGGAGTTCAGACTATCAGGAATTAGCATCGACTATTCAAAACCTCCGAAGTATATAAACAATAACGCAAGACATTGCACAACTTACACATTCATATACTTAGATACACAAGAACTATTTTCTTTTTATTTTGATGAATATGATAAGTTTGTATGTAAACTTTAAAATTAATTCACTAAATTTGTAACTATGAAAAAAGAAGAAATATTAAAACTAATAGACGAACAAATAGCAAGTCAAGAAAACTTAGCTGAAGAATATATACAGGAATTAGATAATGAAGAAGATGCCGATTTGTGTTTTTATGCAATAGAAATATTAAAAGAATTAAAACAACAAATTAAAGAAAGTATAATTTCAATTGATACAACTAAACTATGAAAGAATTAATATTATATGGTATTTTTATACTAATATGGCTATTTTTAGTCGCAATGTGTTTTATTGGCGATTCCATTTTATGGATAGTATCTATGTTAATTTTTGGGTATATTCCTTTATTATTAAAATTAATTGCAAATAAAATGAATTAATGAAATGGGAATTAAAAAATATATAGAAAGTCCAGAGGTAATGTGGGAACACTTTTTAGCTTACAAAAGTCAAGTTAAAAAAAATCCTATTATTGTAAAGGATTGGGTAGGTAAAGACGCAACAGACGTTTATAGAGAGAAAGAAAAACCGCTTACTTTTATTGGGTTTCAAAACTACTTAGACGACCAAAATATTATAACTGATGTAACTGATTATTTCGAGAATAAAGATAATAGATATAACGATTTTGTCCGTATCTGTTCACGTATTAAGCGAAATATCCAAGAAGACCAAATAAGCGGTGGTATGGCTGGAATTTACAACCCAAGTATAACACAACGTTTAAACTCGCTAACCGATAACATCGATTTAAGTACAAAAGGCAAAGAGTTAAACAATACACAAGAAGTTAAAATTACTATTGTAAAAAGCGAAAATGCAAGCGACGACAGTATTTGAGAAAACGTATAACGCTATAAAAGCTACAAATTCAGATGGAACTCGTAAGTATAAATATATTATACATACGGGTTCTTCCCGTTCTTCAAAAACTCATTCAATACTTCAAACGCATTGGTTAATGGGATTGGAAACCCCTAACTTTAGAATATCAATTTGGCGTGAAACTAAAGCGGATTGTAAAATGACTATTTTAGCCGATTTAAAGAAAGCCTTACCAACTTTTCCATTTGTTGACAAAGTAACGTTTAATAAAACAGAATCGATATTCACATTTGAGAATAATGCGACTATTGAATTTATGGGTGGCGATGAAGAAAATAGAGTGCATGGTTTTCAAGGAAATGTAGCACACTTAAATGAACCTTACAAATTCTCAAAAGAAACATTTGACCAAATCGATATGCGTACTTCAGACTACCTAATCATAGATTGGAATCCTAAAAACAATCATTGGATTGAAGACGTAGCTAAAAGAGAAAACGCAATAGTTATACACTCAACTTACAAAGACAATCCTTTTATACCTACACAACAAAAGATTAAGATTGAATCTTATTTGTCTGTTAAATATACAGAAGTAGTACAAAGCGAGTTAATAAGCGTTTCAAATGCTTTTAATTACGACTTTGAGGCTAATCAATATAAGTTTACCGATAAACAAATAAAAGAGCTTAAAAAGGCTTTATTTAACGAACAACAAGGAACTGCAAATGATTACTTGCATTTAGTTTACGCTAAAGGTTTAAAAGCCGAAAAGCCAAACAAAATTTATCATAATTGGAAAGTTATTCCTGATGCTGAATTTGATTCATTGCAATATTCCTCATTTTTTGGTATGGATTTCGGCTTGTCTTCCCCGAGTGCAATGGTAGAAATGAAATTCGACGGCGACAAATCTTTTTTTATTAAAGAAATATTATACAAACCGCTTAACCAAATGCAAGGAACTTTATCTACTGAATTAGATAATTTAAAGATTCCTAAACATATTGAAATTATTTGCGACGTTGGAAATGAGTTGAATAAAACAGAAATGCAAAAGCTACGAAATTCTGGTTATAATGTTTTACCAGCTATGAAAGGTGCAGGTTCTATTTTGTCAGGAATTGAAACGATACAAAAATCAACTATTTATTATACTAAAAGTTCAAAGAATATTGAAAACGAATATGATACTTATAGTTGGCGTATTGCTCAGGGTGTACAATTAGACGAACCAGAACAAACAGATGACCACTTATTAGATGCTATGAAATACGTTATAAGTTGGTATCGTAGAACAAGATATTTAAGTTAATTTAAAATAAATCTAAATAAAATTAGTTTTATTAAATATTTTTGTATATTTGTACTTTGACTAACGTTGTGAAACAGAGGTTTTAATTATGATAGAGAAAACATATTGCCTATTCGGTAGGCAAATATTCAGTAAAATCGAGCGTTCAAGAGATGGTTCAATATGGACTACTCTTTTGGGTGGTGATGATTTTATCAACAATTCAAACTACTTACATACTTCTTTAGAGAATCCAGTATTAAACGCAATCGTTTCTTTAAGAGCTAAAATGTATTCACAAATGCAAATTAGCCACATTGACGCAAACGGAAAAGAAGTAAAAAACTCCGACGTTTTAAAATTATTAAAGCAGCCTAACTATTTTCAAAGTCAGGAGG